CAAGCAATAAATGAAAAAGGTTTAGGTCCAAAATATGCTGGAATGCTTAAAGGTATGTTTGGTATGTCTGTAGGAGGAATGGTTCCAAAATATTTTGCTTCAGGTGGTTATTCTAAGGGTACTGATACAATCCCAACAATGTTAACTCCTGGAGAATTTGTTGTCCGCAAAAATGCAGTTGATTCATTTGGAGTAAATAATCTTAATAAAATAAATGATGGCTCTTACGGTGGTTCTTCGGTGTATAATTATAGTCTAAATGTTAATGTTAAATCTGATGCAAATCCAAATGATATTGCAAGGACAGTTATGACACAGATTAAACAAATTGACAACCAAAGAATTAGAACTCAAAGAGGGGCATAATGGCAACCGCAGGCTATATTTCAGGTAGAAAGAGGTACCAGAGACCACAAGGAATCCTTTGGTCAGAGAATGCTGGAACCTTAGTAAGCGGTCTTTACGTGCCAACTGGACAAGAAATAGGGGCAAGTACAGCCCTTACCACAGGAGGCGTTGACCAATTTTTAATATTATCAGACCACAATAGGGCAGAAATGTCATTTGCTTCAGAACGAATTGAAAAACGTGAAAGAACTATTAATGGTAGGATGAGGTCTTATCACATTGCAGATAAGTTAACAATCTCTGTGTCTTGGGATAATTTGCCATCCCGTGGTTATTCAGAGTTGGCAGATTTTAGTTCAACTGGCTTGTCACCAAATAAAAATACAAGCGGAGAGTTTACATCAGACGGTGGTGCAGGTGGAGTAGAAATACTAGATTGGTATGAAAATCACCAAGGTCCATTTTGGATGTTTTTGGCTTATGATAAATATAAAAATTTTTCAGGGTCAGAAGATCCATATGCACATCTTTCACAGTATAATCAAATAGTTCAAGTATATTTTGCTGACTTTAATTACAGTGTAACAAAACGTGGTGGGACAAATCATGACCTTTGGAACATTTCGGTAACGCTGGAAGAGGTCTAAATTGTTTGTTAGTGAAGCATTAAAAACCCACTTTGAAACATCTGCAACAGTAAAACTTCAGTCATTAGTTTTGGCTGAATGGAATATGAATATGCCAGATAATATTTTTCATGTAGGTAATTATAGATATAGACCTACAGACTCAGATGCTAAATTTAGAACATTGCCAATTTCATTTGATCAATTAGATGCTGGAGATTATTACACAGACGCAACAGATTCTGAAATATCTATAGATGGCGGGGTAGATGATCAAGACTCCCCACAACTATTTACATCAATAGAACAAAAGAGAAAACTACTATACTCATTAGAAGATTGTTTAAAGCCATTTAGACCAAGATCTGGAATCAATAAACCATTATTTTTTAGATCTAACAAGCAGTATCTGGCAAACTCTGGAGCATCCCTAGCCCAAAGACCAAGATATTATATGTCATCTAGATATGATCAATTTAAATACTGGAACTCATATAGAAAAGAAGATGGTTTGGAAAGGGGTATTGCAAAGAATATTCTAAACGGATCATATTATATTGATGATGCAGCACCCTTTGTAGTATATAAACAAGAAGTTCCAACAAATAGAATTGTTGTAAAGATGCAAACAAATGTAGGAGATGTTGATTTATCTCCATTTACAAATTTTTCATCAACTTTTACAGATCCATTATATGGAGATGCAAATAAAACAACTCCTAAAAGATGGAAAATTCAATACCTCAAGAATAACAATTGGATAGACGCTTATTCATTTAAAGAAAATGACACAAGGTCAGATGGTACTGCTATTATTAAATCAGATGGATACGTTGAGTTAGAATATGGTTTAATTGTCCCAGACCAATATAAAGATATTTTTGTTTTTGCAGAAACCTATTCCTCTCAAACACTGCTTCCAGACTCATCTATAGATGGGTATGCATATTTTATTTTGGAAAATGAAACAGACGTTGGTACATTTTTTGTTTGGAATCAAACACTATCTGGCTATGAAACATTTACTCCAAGATACGGATGGGTCCTAGGATCTGAATCTATTAATGCAAGAACAAATTTTGTTAAAGATTTTGTTTCTCCAGCGTCTTTTATTAATACTATTAGCGGTGAAGCAAAGTATAGAGAGTTTGAATATATTAAAGGTATTCGAGTTGTTGCAGAAACAATGAATAAAGATGGATCAACTTTTGATTTAATTGAAATGTCACCTAGACTTGTTGCTGATATATCTGATAATGTTATTGAGTATACCGTTCGTAAGTCACTTTCTGATCTTGGGAATACATCTCTGCCAGTTGGTCAACTCTTAGCATCTACTGGCGCTCTTTCAATATTTGATACAGACCAAGCATTTAATATAAATAATACCAACAGTATTATTGCCAAATATTTAAGAAAAAATATAAAGTTTAATTTTTATGAACAGATTACAGATATAGATAACTTTGATTATTTTGTACCAATCAAAACCTTATACTCAGAAGGAATTCCACAATCAGATGTTGTTGCTGCAAGTCTTTCTTTAGAATTAAGAGACTTTTATTTTTTTCTAGAGTCAATGCCTGCACCAAGAATGCTTGTTACAGAAGTTTCTTTAAGTTATGCAATTTCATTATTATTAGACTATGTAGGTTTTTCAAACTACTCCTTTAGAAGAATTGATGGAGAAACTGATCCTATCATTCCATATTTCTTTGTAGCACCAGATCAAAACGTTGCAGAAGTTTTAAATCAACTTGCAGTTTCAACACAGACATCAATGTTTTTTGATGAGTATAATAATTTTATTGTAATGAGTAAAGATTATTTAATGCCATCAGAGTCTATGAGATCTACCGACTTACAACTTCTTGGAAATAACAATCAATCAATTTCTGGCATTATTGAAAATCAAACAGAGTCATTAATTCCAAACATTATTGCAATAAGTAGTCAAGATAAACAAATTTTTAATGATGGAAAAATAAACTATACAACAAGATATATTCAAAGATCTTATGGGTCAATTCGTCAATCTTCTATGATTGATAAAGAAAAAACATGGATATATAAGCCAGCATTATTATGGGAAGTTTCTGGAACTAACTCAACAAAAACTATAAATGAACTAGCATCAAAACAAGGAAACTATGTTCTAGGTGCAATGCCACTTAACTCAGACTTATCAGATTCCCCACCAATGGTAAGTAATGGGATAGTTGTTAATAACATTATAGATCTTGGAGAAAATATTTATTGGCTAACAAGGTACCAGGGATATTTTTATTCAAATGGAGAAATAGTAAGATATGATGCAGCACAGTTTAACATTACAGGAACTGGTAACGTTTGGATATCTAATAATCAAGAATATCAAAACTACTTTGCATCGCTTCCATTTAATGGAAAAATATATCCAACTGGTCTTGTTCGTATTTTTTCTACTCCTTATTATGAGTCAGTTGGAACCATAACAAGGCTGCAGCCTGGAAACGTTTATGAACATGGTCGTGCTCAATTTGGAACACAGATTACTTCACACTTTGCTGGTATAAATTCGTATTGGTCAAATAATGATTATGTTCGTGGTTGCAATATGAGTTCTGAGTATTTATTTACAACAGAACTTAACCCTACAATACCAACAACTACAGTTGGCGCTGCCGGGATTGACAACGCCCTAGCAAAACAAACATCTAGAAATAGCATTATTAAAAATTCAATGGCTACAAACTATTTAACAGAAACAGAAGTTAATGATTTAAAATCAACACAATCAGGAACAATTCAATCATCTGCCTTGGTGATTAATGGACCATCATTTAAAAGCACAGATGTACCGATTAACTTTATTTCCTATGTTTATAAAAATTTAAATAATGCATATAAACATTTTGGAACAAGACTAAGGATTATTGGAAAAATTGAGAATAGTGAAACAAGAAGTCAGACACCAATTGGAAGCATGCCATACTATCAGATTAGTGGCGTAAGGCCAAATCAAAGCACAAACATTGGTGGAGGTTCTGGTGGTTTAGCAATTATGTTAAATCCAGAAACAAACAATGGGTACTACTTTGAAATTATTGCTTTAACTGAAAATAATATTGAGTCATACTTAAATTTAGATAAAAACAATCAATCTAATATATCAATCAACAACGTTATATTTTATAAAATTAAAAAAGATAGTTCTTCAAATAAAGCAATTCCTATAAAACTTTGGGGTGGTTTAAGTAAAATATTAGTAGATGATGGAAGATTTGCTGGTCAGTATAGAATGTCTGGTGAAGACAACTCAACCGTATATGATCTATCAGTAGAATATCAAACCATAGGAAGTACTAGAAGGTTTTTCTTATATATTAATAATCAGTTAATAAAGGTTATAGATGATACAGATCCACTACCAATATATAACAATATGGCTTTATTTACTAGAGGATCATCAAGATGTATGTTTGAAAACATATATGCATTATCAGAAAATTATGTTGAAAACCCAAACTTTACGGTTACAGATAATCTATCTACAGCATTAGGAAACAAAGAAGTTAGCGTTAATGAATCTTTTAGAAAATATGCAATGAGCGGAATCGTTCAGGCAACTTACTTATCTGGAATAAGTTCACAGCAACCGCCCAAGTTTAATATGTATTTTGAAGAGTTTGGATCTATTATGCGTGAATGTGCATACTTTAATATTAAGTATGATAGGGCATATCCTGCTTTATACGCACAACTATCACCAACATTTAATAGTATTAAGGGGTACACTACATCTGGATTTTATGCAAACTCTTACGGTGCAGAATTTTTAATATTTAACTCAACAGACTCTGCAATCAATTTAGATGAAACTACTGGAAATTATTTAAGAATTCAAGGAATTACATTTACACAAGATACAACACATGAATTATCTGTTGATGAATACTTTAAAAAACGTGGCAACTTATCTGACCCACCATTCTCTGGCAGTTCTTTAACTTATTCTCCATTAGTTGAAAAAAGTAAATATGATGAAATTAAACTAAGTAGATTAATCTATGGTAAAAATGAATTTTCAATTAATACACCATACATTCAAACCCAAGACGATGCAGAGGCTTTAATGGGTTGGGTCATTAATAAAGTTATGAGTCCTAAAAAATCAGTAGGTGTAAAAATATTTGCTACACCAACGATACAACTAGGAGATATTGTAACTATTAACTATAAAGATTCTAATGATTTAGATTTAGTTGCTTTAGAAACTGACAGGTTTGTAGTATATAATATAGAGTATTCAAGAAATTCCGATGGTCCAGATATGACTATTTATTTAAACGAGGTATAAAATGTCAAACACCTTATCTCCAACACCAAACACTCCAATAATTTTAGGTCAAATGCTATCATCCTCAAATGCTAATTTAGTAAAAACTGCAACAACGGATATTATATTATTTGATGATAAATCAACCTCGGTAGAGTCTATGGCTGATTTAATTTTTGAGAATATTGGTGGTCAAGAACTATTAAATATAGCACGTAATGATACGATTAACGGTCAAGATATATCCTATCAACCAATTAAAAATATTAAATCATTGCAACAAGCATACAATCCAAACAATATTCTTGGAATACAAAAAACCTCAGATAAATATTTTGCTGGTTTTCCAATTTCATTTGATCAAAAATTTCCAAATATTGGTAGTGGGCTAAATGGAGAAAACATTTATGTAGATGAATCTGGCAACTTAGTTATAGAGGCTATTGGTTTAAACAATGATGAGCAGATAGAGGTACAATTGAGCACAAGTGGTACAATATATATAGTTCAAATTGACGGGAATGAATCGTGATAACCGAAAAAGGAAAAGAAATTGTTGGCAAATACCTGCTTGGTCAGGCTCCAGCCTATGCCTCATACCTTGCTGTTGGCTGCGGTCCAACGCCACTAGAAACTGCGGATGTTGAAGGAGATTTTTCTGAAAAAAAGAATTTAGATTTTGAAATGTTTAGAGTTCCTATCTCGTCTAGAGGATTTGTAAACGAAAACGGTATCAATAAAATAGTGCTTACGGCAGAATTACCAACAGAAGAAAGATATGAAATATCAGAAGTAGGGCTATACTCAGCAGGATCTAACCCATCTGCTGGAGTTTATGATAGTAAAACTATCTTTGCATTTACATCAACAGAGAATTGGCAATATAGCACATCAGTTTCTACAACAGCCATTGATTCTTTTTCTGCCCCATTAGATGATCCAGATGATGATAATATTATTGCAGTTGCAGATCCAGTGTTTCAAACAAATGCAGATAACTCTATATTTTTTAAAACATCTCGTGCTTTAAGATATGAGCGTTGTAGGTTTTTAAATAATATTATTTGTATTCAAGGAGACACTTCAGAGATTACTATAAGCGAAGATAGTGGTCCAACGCTTGATCATTTTGTAATTGAAAATGGATCTAACCACATACGATTAACTGGAGCAAGTATTGATTTATCTAGAAACTCACCAACAGATCAATTAAGGCTAGCCTTTTCTTTAATAAGTAAAAATGGTGGATCAGCATTAATTCCAGAAACAGTTAGAGTTCTTGTTGAATTTTCATCTACGGATGGAAGTGAATATGCTCGTTTTGAAGCAGAAGTAAACCATGGAACATCTGGGGCTTCAGGTAATATTGAAGATTTTGAAACTAATAGATATTTTGTAGTTTCAAAAGAATTACAAGACCTATACTCAACATCAAACTTTAGTTGGGATGCGGTTACTATTGTCAAAATTTATGCATGCGTACTTTCTGAAGATAGTGGACCAACACCAATACCATCATCAAATTATTATATTGCTTTAGATGCTCTTAGGCTAGAAAATATTGCTACAGTTAATCCATTATATGGTTTAACTGGGTATTCAGTTGTTAAAAATGATAATGCAGAAACAGTTATAAAGTCTCCTAATACTAGTAATTATGTTGAATTTAGATTTTCAATTGGTGTTTCATAATGGCCGATGCTGGAATTAAAAAATTAATTATTCCTAAAAATCAACTACCACCAGTTAATGATGATAACGAATATGTTTTAAGATATAGGATCATCTCTGATGATAAAAATAGATCATCCCACTATTCACCAATCTTTTCAGTACCAGCCCTAGATATAGAGCCAGTTAGCGGAAACTTATTTAAAAATGGAACAAGTTCTACTGTAGTCTGGGGTGATGAAAATAATAGACCTAAATATGATATTTTTGTAAAATTTGACGGAGGTAATTATTTTTATCACGGCACATCACCAATACACACGTATGGATTTCTTAATACTGGAACAACAAATGTTAGGGTTGCCGTACAGGTTGAGGGAATTAACAAAGAAAGAAACACTAGTTTAACTATATTTCAATCAAATATAGTTTCTTTGGTATAATTAAATAGGAGGAATACATGGCAAGAATACCTTTACCAGAACGTGGTCAACCACTAGATGTTACCTATATCTATGACTTGGCTCAAACAATTAATGACCTATCTACAGAGGTGTCTTCTGCAGCATATAACTATACTAGTATTGATAATGGTCCATCAGTTAAAGAAACAACTAAAACATCTAATGCCAGAATTGTTGGAGGGTATGTAGAAGTTTTAACCAACAGCACAGTTAGCGCTGGTAATGAAAAAGGATTTAGTTACTCCTTCCAGAGTGACTTTAAGTTTCCCCCTATCGTTACAGCAACAGCAAGAAATATAGGAAATACAGAGGCTGGGCAAAACGTAACGGTTGTACTACAAACAGTTACTACCTCTAAAGTAGATGGGTTTGTAAGGTTTGGAGCCTCTGGTAATTTATCTTTGGCTGTTAACCTAATTGCCGTTGGCATACCAAATTAAAAGATAGCAGTGTAATGATTTTTTGTAATAAGTGTAGTGGTCGCTTGTTTGTTGATAGGCAATATACAAGCGTACAACATATGGAAACCTATTGTATTCGGTGTGGATCAAGAAGGTTTTATCATCCACCAACTGAAAGCGGAGAGGGCAGATGGTTACTGGCAAAGGAATTATCGAGAGCCAAACTTACAATAACGAGTCTATAATAAA